TTGGTGCGGCGGGCCNCCTCCTTCTTCCAGGTGCGGGCGTTCTTGCTCGCGGTTACGGCAGTCAGCAGCTTCGATGCTCCGGTGAGCAGCGCGGCGCCAACTCCCATNGCTGCGAGCGGGTTCTGCTCGATCTGGCGCTTGAGGGTGGTGGTGTCAAACTCAATCTTCATGGTGTCTCCTGATGTTGATGTTGTCATCTAAGAGCGTGTAAATATGCAAAACCCGTAGCCGATGTAGCTGGCATGGGGCTTTGAATCACTTGTGGTTGGCGATCTGCTGGCAGCGGTACTCGGCGTACCCCTGCACCGCGGTCATGATGATGAAAGCGGCGCCGAGGACGATGAGGGCGATGTTGAGCATGATGTCTCCTAACGGTTGATGTGTTCATTAAAGGGCATGTAATATGTGCAAAACCCGTAGCCAATGTAGCTGGCTAGGGGCTTCTGAATCATCTCCGAGCGAGGGCGAGGGCTTGATCGGCGTGCTTGTTGAATGAGGCATCCCGCATTGCCTGACGCTCTTCGCGGTAGCCAATGATGTTGACGTATACGACGAGGATCAGGAACGACAGGGTGGCCAGGATCGCAGCGACATTGATGGGCATTGCATTCTCCTAACGGGTGATGTGTTCATTAGAGGGCATGTAAAATATGCAAAACTCTAAGCCCTTGTTGCGGGGCCTAGAGCCTTGAATCAGTCCATCAGTTCGTTGATGCGATCGACGTACGCGTCGAAAGCCTTCTCGAGCCGGTAGCGAAGGTGCAGGCGAGTGACTGCCCTGTCGAACAGACTCTCCAGGGGGTCCGCCTCTGCCGCAGCGATCATCGCCGTGTAGAAGGCGATCTGCTGGGCGAGCACGGTCACCTGAGGGTCGTTCAGCGACAGGGTAGCGTCGTGCTGCTCCTGGATGATGGCGATTAGGGACTTCCTACGGGACATGATGTGTCTCCTAACGGTTGATGTTGTGTTCACTAGAGGGCGTGTAATCCGCACAAAACCTAAGACCCTTGTAAAGGGCCATAGGCTTTGTGCGAGGGAACTCAGTCGTCCTTGCGGTCAGACTTTCGTTCGGTGCTCCTTGATGCGATAGCGTCAAGCGCCTTGGGCACGAGGACGCCAGCGAACTGCTGGAGGGCGTAGATCCCGGCCACGCCACCAATGGTACCAAGCGCGGGGATGACGGTCTTCTTGAACTCGCTCGTACGGTTGATGATACGGTCGAGTTCGTTGATTCGCGCCATCACCGACTTGTACTCTTCGGTGGTGGGGTCGAGGGTGATCGCCCAGTCCAGCAGTCGCTGGCGCTCGCTGTGGTAGGGCTTGGGCTTTTTCACGAAGGGGTTCTTCATGGTGTCTCCTTAGTATGAGAGGTTACCCTGCATACTAGGGCGTGTTTTCTTCGCCGAGGCTGGAGTCCGACTTGTTGTAGCGCAACGTCGAGAACGCCAGCAGCGACCCAAGAAGCACATTCACTGCGGCCACGGTCTGCACGATGGCAACCGTGAGTTCCTTACCGACGCCCCACAGTGGGAGCGTGGTCCCCAGGAATGCGATCACGGCCGGTAGGCCGATCTGCGCCACGTACTTGAGGATGTCGTACACCTTGTTTGGTACCACTTCGTCTCCTAGGTCGCGATCGATGGAATATGAGTCGTGAGGGTAGGATAGGCCTTGTAGCCGTTCTGGTCCTCGCTTCGGATGTACTCAGTCACTCGAGCAATCTCGTCGAGGCCGTACTCTCCGGCCAGTTTCACCAAGTCACCGAGACCGTAGTCCCGCCCGTACAAATATGGCTGGAGATCCTCGTTGATGGAGCCGTCGAACATGGAGATCGGGGTGCGGTTGGCTAGGGCGATGGTTCCTTCGGCTCGCATTGCCCGTGCATCCTCCACTCCCGAAGAGGAGCCGTCGACCAAGACCACCCGGCGATCGAATCCGCTGGGCGTCTCGACGACGGACTGCATGATCTCCTGCGACGACGGTCCAATCACGTACGCTACGTTCGCATACGATGACTTCCCGAACAGATATGTCGCCTCGTCGATGTCGTCGTTGATCGCGCTGAAGCGGATTGTATCGGTTCGATCCACCCCAGTGTAGATCTCCATAGCAACAGCGGTCCCGTTGATGTTGGGTCTCACCGCTCGGATGCCGTGGGGTAGAACCTCTGGCGTCGGAGGGCTGGTCGAGCTGTCAGCAGGAGCCTCCACGGCCAGCAGGTTCTGGACCGTGGTCAGCAAACTCCCTCGTGGCACCGTGAATGCTCGGTTCGGCCCAGCCTCGGCCATGTAGTCCTCAGGCTCGAGGAATATGACCGAGGACTGGGGGAACACGTCGTTCGGATCGGTTGTGCCGTCGACACAGATCCACTTCACGATGAAGTAGGCGACGTCGCTGGGCTGCTTCGCCACCACCTGCCAGTCGCCCTCGTTTGCAGCGACTCGCTGGATCGAGGCACGCCGGTCCAGGATCGAGTCGAACGAGCGACCAATCACCGAGAGCTTCGGAGCCTGCCCCCGCTTCTTCTCGACGATATGGTCCTCGACCTCCATGACGATGTTGCTGTCGCGTAGGGTGACCCGAGTCCCGGCCGGAAGCAGTTCCATGAACTCAGTGACGAGTCCGGTCTTGAGCTGGAAGTCTCCGCAAGAGGTGAACCGCTCGGTCCAGATAAGACTGTCGTAGTTCTGGATCATCTGTGTAGGCTGCATCTTGGAGTTCAAGATCATCGGTTCCACTATGCCTCCAGTGCTTCGATTCGAGTCCGCAGATCCTTGATGATGGGTATGAGTGCCACAGCAAGGCGGTCGTACATGATGCCCTCCACATCTCCGGTCGGGCTGTATGTCACGAACTCAGTGAGACCAGTCGCCTCGAGGTCCTCAGCGATAGCTCCCGGAATTCGACGCAACGGATCGACCTCGTCGAGCGCTGAGTCATCTCCGGCGCAGTAGGCACTGTAACGCTCCGCATTACCTAGGTCCTGCCACGTCTTGGGCGTGATGTCCAGAATATGGTCGAGTCGAGAGAGAGGGATCTCCTCCACCGCAACCTTGTATCTGGAAGCAGACGAGGCCTTGTAGAACTGACCGCCCACGCCCATCATGACAGCTGTTCCGCCCGTGTTGGTTGCCAACTCAGGCGCGAAGATGTACCCGTTAGACTCAGCGCGGAAGACGTATCGCCGGTCTGCACCCCCGACCGAAGAATATACGCCGAATCGACGGTCCTGGAACGGCACTGCCACGACTTCGTCCTTGACCTCGAACTTGCTCCCCTGGCCCTCGAGGACCAGCTTAGCGCCGAAGACGCTCCCCTGACCGGCTGTGATCCGGACGAGCTCGCTTGTGACTCCACCCACGGTCTCTGACTGCGCGTACATTCGACCAAGTGTGGTGAGGTTCTTGTTGAAGTCGATGACGGCACGAGTTCCGCCCGGAATATCGCCAGTCGGACCCATGTTGATGTGATACGAGGATCCCGATGCGATCACGTTGAAGTGCGATCGGATCGTTCCGCCGGTGATGTCGGTACCTGTGATCGTGGAGCCACTGGTAATATCGCCCGTCATAGCGATCGCACCAGTCTCTCCGTCGATGGAGAGAGTTGGCACACCAGCGGCGTTGTAAGCCAGCAGCCCTGCGTTGTTGATCTTGATTCCGCGGGTGCCGGTGGCGGACGTCTGAAGCAGTCCGCCGGTAACAGTAGCCCCGGTGATCGTGGAGCCACTGGTAATATCGCCCTTCAGGGTGAGACTGCCGTCAGCCGAGTTATAGTTGATGACCGGCTCACCGGTGGCGTTGTACCCAACGAGACCAGAGGAGTTCATCCGAATAGTCTTGTTGTTGCCGGTCGCCGTCTGGATCGTACCGCCAGTAACAGTGGCCCCGGTGATCGCCGCTGCCCCGATCGTGCTTCCGGACTGAATGGCCCCCTTGAAGGTGGCTGTGCCAGTCGTCGTGTCGAGGAAGAATATGGGACTAGAAGCCCCATCGTATGCGATCAGGCCCGAAGAATTCATTCGGACGACCTTGTTGCTGCCGGTTGCTGTCTGAATGGTTCCGCCCGTGAGAGTGGCACCCGTAATGGTCGAGCCTGAGTTCAGGCTACCCACCATCGAGACACTGCCTGTGTTGGCGTCGATGGTGAACGTGGGAGTACCTGTGGCATTGTATGCGATGAGTGCGGCGTCGTTGAATTTAATGCCTCGTGCTGCGCTGGGACTCGACTGGACCATAGATCCAGTAACTGATCCGCCGCTGAGCACAGACCCCGTCGTAGTAATGGCGCCTGAGGTTGCATTGATGGTGGTAGTCGGGGTCCCGATGCCGTTGTAAGCCACGAGACCAGCCGACGTGATCTTGACGCCTCGGTTGGCGGTCGCAACGGTCTGATACAGCGCACCTGTCAGGGTGTGCTTGGCCGTAATAGCGTCTGCCTTGATCTGACCGGCCTCAATGGTGTCCGTCCTAATGGCTCCACCGTTGATGCTGGTAGTACCTGTGTAGGTCCATGAGTCGGTTAGACCTTGTACCGCCGCCGCGTCCGAGAGGGCGACATTGGCAATGGCGTGCTGGGAGTTGGATGGACCCGGAGGGTAGTTCAGCAGAAAGCCGACCTTGACATATGCCGTCGCAACGGGCCAACCGTTGACGTTGCTGGCTGAAACCTGCCCCGGAGCAACAATCTTGGGTTCGAAGTCCCCTGAGGAGTTGGTCCATGTGTTAGGAGGGTACCTATAATCGGGGTCGCCGTACATGTACGTTTGGCCCGCTGAGCCGTTTGACAACTTGGTACCTACCGGCCTCGTTGGTCCATCGTATGGAACCTTGAGGGTGATGACGTTGCCTGTAATGCCGCCGTCGGCCCAAGTGTCGTAGCTAGACCAACTTCTAGAATATGTTTCCGGCTCCCACGCCTTGCCTGCCGGGTCTACGTAGTCCCACCAGATGATGGAGCGGTAGTGCGACCTTGCGCCTGCTGGCTTTCCTGCCTTGCCGTACCAGTTTGTAGAGTCCGTCAGGGTGACGGTGGTGTCACCATCCTTTAGTTCAACCGCCAGTGTCGTCAGCGTACCCGGCTCAAACATGTAGTGCTGAGGCTGAATGTCCAACTTAAAGGCGTCATGGGGAACAAGGTATGACCGAAATCCTCCTGCGGTAGTGCCAAGTTGCTTGACGCTGTACGACAGGCGGTAGCGACGAGTGATGTTGACCGGGATGAGTTCGTCAAGCTTCTTCGCCACTTGCACCCCTGCTGCGTGCGTAAACGCACGAGCCGCTCCCGTGGGCAGGTCGTCGGAGAAACCAACCCAAGCGCTGAAATTGGTGTTGTTTCGCATCGACCCGGTGCCGTTGGTAACCAAGTCAGCGCCACGTGAGTCAATCTGGGCCTTCGCCAAGTCCGCCTTGGCCTGTGCTCCAGCCGGAGTCTCTCGCGAGTTGGCGGTGCTCTGCGCCGCGACCGCCTTACCGTCGGCAGTGGTAGCGGCTCCCTGAGCGAGGATTGCCTTGGAGTCGGCGGCAGCGGCGGATGCAGCAGCGGAGGTGGCGGCGTTCTGCGCAACCACAGCCTTGCCGTCTGCCGTAGCAGCAGCACTTGAGGCGTTGTTGGCTGACGTCCGTGCGGCATTCGCAGCGTTGAACGCGTCCTCAGCGTCGGAGATCCCCTGGTTGGCAGACATCTGAGCTGAGTTTGCGGCAGACTGAGCAGCCGAAGCGGCGCTTGATGCGGCTGCAGCATTCGTCAACGCAGTGTTGGCGGAACTCTGAGCGGCATTCGCAGCGTCTCTTGCGTCCGCTGCGTCTTCTACTGCCTGGCCTCCGGTCGTCAGTGCCTCATCGGCCTTCTGCTCGGCCTCACTGGCTAGGTTGTTGGCGGCAGTGGCAGCGTTGAATGCGTCGACTGCGTCCTGAATCGCCTGGTCCGCCGTACCCTGGGCCTCAGCGATGTTGCCATCTCTGACCGAGACCCAGGCAGTTCCGTCCCAGCGGAGTCGCTCGTTGTTGTTAGCGGTGTTGATCCACTCGTCGCCGACGATCGGGCTCGGAGGAGTGGCATCGCCAGAATATGGAGCTGAGGCGGGTCGCTGGTATCCAGATCGACCCTGGAGGACGACAGTTCCGTCCTTTCGAACATCCTTGTATACCATGTTAGATCCCCCAGTAGAGTCGGTCGTATGAGATTGAGAGGATCGAGGCAGCTCCATCCCCGACCGAGCTTCCGTAGGATGCGATCGTGCTGGTGCCTACCGGGATATGGAAGAACCGACTCGCGGAAGTGAGTGCTCCTGTGATGGTGCTACCATAGTATATTTCCACCCCCATGTGACCGGGCCGAGTTGAGAATACGAGCAGATCGCCGGGCTGATGGTCTCGTTCGACGGTCATGAACTGGTTTGTAGTGCTACACTCAAGGGTCACTCTCGGAGTTGCGATGTTGACCTCTACGAAAGCGAAGAATGGCGCAGAGACAGTCCCCACGTTCGTTACTGAGGTAGAGACCACCGGTCCCTCCACGTACTCGCCGAGCACACTCTTCAAATATGGGTCCGGCATCAAGCCCGATACTACCACGATCGACTCCTTAGCGAACATCTCAGACTCGACCGACTCGACCACCATGCTGAACTCCCGATCCGGGAGTTCGCTATCCGACAGAGTGACGAGTCTAAAGTCATCGTGTTGGGAGGCGAGGAATAGGGAATATAGCTGCTCGCGAAGCTCGTTGACCGAGACCCCGTTGGCGTAGTCGGCCTGAAGGCGGAATGTGAAGACAGGATTCTTTCGCTCAGCGCGACGACCCTGATAATATCCGCCGTCTCGAGCTAAGTCACTCATACGGACGGTCGTCTTGGCTGAGGAAAGGCCCGAGATGCTGGTCAGCACAATGGGCGCGTTCGGATCTACATCCCTCGTCGGGAAGGACATGTATCCGTTTCCACTGATTGATACGGACTCGAGCATCTCGGACCTTTCTTCTATGCAGCTGTCGCCGCTGTGAACAGATTCTTCGTCTGGCGGTAGATCTCCACGTCGGACAGTGCCTCGGGGGAGTAGTTGTGCTGGGTGAAGATGGTATCACCAGCAGCCAGAGCGGCCGTGGCGGAGTCGTACATCTCGCTGTACCGAGAATATGCGACAGAGGCAGTATCGGATAGACTGGTGTCGACCACGGTACCGCCAGTGATGGTGCCCGACTGGTTGGTGCCCTGGTTTCCGGCTCCACCCAGCTCTTCTGCTTCCTCGAAGTAGTCTCGAGCCTTATCCGCCTGCTCGAGAGCTTCCGCAGCAAGCTTGTTTGCAGCCTCGACGTCGGTGTATGCGAGCTTCTTCGCCTTCTCCAAGTTCTCCTGAGAGAGTCTCTGAAGTTCAATGGCCTGTTCGCGTCGGCGCTGGGCCTTCTGCGCGTCGGTCATCTTCTCGAACTCAGCTTCCTCCTTGGCGTCCTTGGCATCCTGGTCGAATCGGTCCTGATAGGACTTGCTGGCCTCGTCACCTGCCTTGGTCTGCCACTCAAGGGCACTCTCAGCCTGCTTCTTGGCCTCCTCGAGCGCCTTGTTAGCGTTGATTGCGTCCTTACGGGCCTGCCTGCGGAGTTCCTTGGCCCGAGCACGCATGGCCTTCCGCTCCTTCTCACTCAAGCCCTTGGCCTTCGCTGCTCTGTCGAGCGCCGCAGCTTCCTCACGCTTGGCTGCTGCCTTGAACTCATTGTTGCGAGCCCGATCCAGCGATGCCTGCGCTTCCTTGGACTTGATCTGAGCCTTCTCCAGGCTGCTGGCCTTCTCGAACTCTGCCTCGCGCTTTTCCTTGGCTTTTCGAGCCTCGAGCTTCTTGTTCTCCCGGTCGGCTTCCTCGGATGCCCTGTCGGCCTGACGCGAGCCTCGAGCTTCTTGTTCTCCCGGTCGGCTTCCTCGGATGCCCTGTCGGCCTGACGCTGAAGCTTCTTGGCTGCCTTATCGTCCTCCTTGGTCTTGGTCTTCTTCGCTGCCTTCATGGCTCGGTCTGCGGCCTTCTGGAGACCAACAGCCTTGGCCGTTGCGGCGAGCGTCTTCTGCTCAAGATCCTGGATGAACTCACTAATATACTCGCTGGCGATGGCGATCTGACCGCCGACCATACTCGCGACTGCGATAATGGCAGCCTTAGCGTTGTTCTGCACGCCGATGGTGAGACCCTCAGCAATGAACTTACCAATATCGCGGAACACCCGAGATGGCGACCAGATCTTAAGCACGGACTTGGCCTTGGCCACCATCTTCGCACCGAGGCTAGCGATCTCGTCGATGGCCCGGTGTGCGTAGTCGGTGATGCCTTGTGTTACTCCATCGACTAGTGCGTCAGCGATCCCCATACCGGCGTCAATGAGTTCCGGCATCTTATCACGGATGGCTTGTTCCAACCCGTTCAGGAAGTCGATCAATACGTCAGCTGCCCCTCGGGCCAGCCTAACTGCGTTCTTGCCCATCCCCTCGAGGAACTTGAGGACCAGGTTGACGCCCGAATCTACGATCTTACCGATGTTGTTGGCGATGCCGTTGATGAACTTTGAGATGAAGTCAGCCGCAACACCTCCGAGAGAAGCAGCTCTGTCGGACAGGGCCTTGATGAACTTCTTGGCCATGCGGACGGCCTTGTCCGCGATCGTGGGAGTCTCCTTCTCGAGCCCCCCCGCCACGTTGTTGACCATGTCCTTGCCGGCCTTCTTGCCATTCTCCTTCTCCTCCGGCTTCGTCAGGGTCTCCCAGACGGCCTTGACCAGCCGCTGGACCCCGTCGATGATCATAGGCACCGCTTCAACGATGGTATCGATCATCACCTGGAGAATATCGAGAACAGCCTTCTTCATCACCGGGGCCTGTGCGGCCACAGTCTGGAGGAAGGTGGTGAAGCCCATTGCCGCGCCAACACCCAACGCGATGAGCGTAGGGACTATGAGCGCCGAGATGGCCGTGAGCGCAGCGAGAGAGGTGGTAAGGAATAGGATTCCAGCGCCAACGAGCGCGATTGCGATGCCGAACACCAGCAGCGCGGCTGCACCGGCGAGGATGAACGGGCTGAAGAACCCGAACAGGGCAAGCGCGGCACCCAGCGCGACAAGCGCTATGACAACCATCAACATACCCTTGCCGAATGCCTTCCAGTCCATATTGGACAGTGCCTCTACGACTTCAACAAAGAGCCAGAGTGAGGCGACCACAATAGCCAGGGCAATTGCCCCAGCGATGCTGGACTGGAAACCACTCATTGCAACTACGAGAATACCCAGTGCGATGGCGATCTTGATCATGGCGTTACCGAACTCGGTATCGTCGATTGCTACGAAGTTGTCGATGATCTTGGTTAGGAGCCAGAGAACGCCAACGACCACACCAAGAGCAATGGCACCCTTGATCGAGGATTCGAATGCGTGCAGGGCAATGGTGAGGACTGCCAGAGCAGCAGCGATCTTGATCATGCCGTTGATGAAGACCCCGGTGTCGATCTTCTCGTAGATCCGGATGGCCTTGGCGAAGATCAGCAGCGCCACCGATACAATGACCAGGGCCGCAGCAGCCTGAGCCAGGTCTTCCTTCTTCATCCTACTCAGTGCATACATGGAGCCGACGAGAAGCCCCATCGCTACCGAACCCTTCTGAACCCCGCCCCAGTCGGGGAGGTCTGCGAACTTGGAGAACGCGTAAGCCAGAATTAGCACGGCGGCAGCGAAGAACATCATGGTGATGCCTAGCGCAATGAGCTTGGCCCCAGACCAGGCCCCCTCCATCTTAGCAAGGATTTCGCCCATCGAGTCAGTCACCACCTTGAGGATGGCGGCGACGGCACTAAGTGCGATCAGTGATGTGGTGAGCTTGTCCTGTGGGATCTTGGAGAGGACCCACAGTGAGGCGACAAGGATACCAATGGCGATAGCGATAGCGGTAATAAGTTGGGCCCTAGCTTTGGTCTGCAGTGACTTGAGTCCCTCGCCGACCGAGTCAAACGCGCCCTTCATGGATTCCCCTAGTCCGGCAAACCCCTCGAACGAGCCGCCGAGCTTATCTAGGAATCGACTGATCGATAGTAGGAAAGTTCCGAGCACAGCAAGGTTGATGGTCGCAACGAGGTCGTCCACATTGAAGCCAGCGAAGAACCCCTTGATCTTATCGACCAATGCTGAGAATCCCGCTTCCATTTTGGCCAGAATGCCTCCGGCCTTGTCGGCTTCGGCCTGAATGGAGTTCAGACCACCAGAGCCGATGTCCTTGACTCGACTGGTGTCGATCTTGGCGTCGGGATTGAACATCCCTCCCGACTTCTCCTTCTCGAACTGATCGAATGAGTCCTTCGGGGCCAATAGACCCCGGCCGGCAAAGAATGCGCTGACCGGGTTCTCGGACTTAGACTCCCCCTTCATCCAGCTGGGGAGCTCCGGCATGTCGAACTTCATGTTGGAGAAGACATCCTTGATGCCCTCCCCCTTCTTGATGAGGTCTGCAGCCTGCTCGATGGCGTCGCCGACTGCCTTGGCTAGGTTCTTGATGAAGTCGATCATGCCGCCGGTGTTGACCGAGGGCATCTTCTCCTTCAGAACGCCGAACAGCCGCTGTACCATCTCGCCGATGTACTTGCCGGCCCTCTTTGCCAGTTCCCCAGCGATCCCCAGGACCCGGAAGAACCCCGTGATGGTTGGCGTAGACTTGGAGATCAGCTTGGCCAGGATGGCGAGGGGTGACGTGAGTGCTTCGAGACCCTTCGAGGCCAGTGCGAGACCGCTACCGGTCTTCTTCGACGGGAATGCGGCCTGCCACGCAGCACCGACCACCTTAATGATGGCTCCGATTGGTGCCAGAAGGTTCTTGATCGTGTTGAGAATGGCAACTCGACCGCCCATCTCGTCCCATCCCTTGAGGAGGGCTCCAATGTAGCCGAAGAAGTTGCCGATTGCCTTACCCGTGAGGTCAGACAGACCGGAGAACAGGTTGGTGGCCTCGTCGAAGTCACCAATCACAATCTCCATGATCTGCGCCCAGCCCGAGCCGATCTGTTCCTTCAGAGTACCCATGAACGCAGTGAATGTTCGAACCTTGGTCGCTGACTCAAGTGCGTTGTTGGCGATCTTGAGCATGTCATCGGCGGTCTTCGGGTCGAACCCCATAGCGATGAGTTCCTGGGCATCCTTTATGTCGCCCGTCATGATGCCCATGGTCTGGACAGCCACGTCGGTGGTGAGCCAGCCCGACTCGAGCGACTGGTTGAAGCCNCCCTGAGCTTTAGACCACTGCTCGAACGTGGTATCTAGCGGTACGTCCTTGAGCGAGCCCGCAGCACGAGCCGTTTCGAAGAACGCCTTCTGGAGGGACTGCGAACCTAAACCTCGTGTTTGCAGCGACTTCCAGTCGATCAGCTTGATGGCTCCGGCCTGGAGGCCCTGACCGAACTGCTCCATGGCGCCAGCAGCCGCCGTAGCGTCGCCGCCCGCGAGGGCCACCATGTTCGAGAAGCCCTTGACGGTGGACGTGGCGTCCTCCAGACTGATGCCTGCCGTAGTGAGCTTGCCGATGTTCTGCGTCATGTTTGCGAAGTTGTAGATGGTCTTGTCGGAGTACGTGTTGAGTTCTTCCAGAGCGGAGGAGACCGACCTGAGGTTCTCGCCGCTGGTGTTCGCGAGGATCGTCTGGATCGACTTCATCTTAAGTTCGTACTCGTTGAAACCATCGAGGATCGGATCCAGCGATAGGCTCTTAGCCATGCTGATACCCGCAGTAACTGCCTTGTTCGCGATGGTTGCGATTGCGGTGACAGCGGCGACCTGCATGGCCGAAGCCTTGATCTTGACCGCGTCCATGTGACCGGCCATGTCTAGAAGGCCGCGACCCTTGCCCGCCTTAGCGACGGCAGCGTCTACGTCAGTCAGGGCCTGTTTGGTCTCACCGGCCTTGGTTTTGAACGAGGCGTTGTCGAACTCCATCTTNACGATGCGCTTGTCTACGCTACTCACGATCTACGGACCTCCTCCCAGGCCTTGTCTGCGATCTTGTCGAATATGGGGCGCATGGCGGGGTTGATGTAGTCGTAGCCCTGGACCCACCCGCCGGTACCAGTGCCGTGGCCGTACTGCAGACCGATCGCGACGTTGAAGCCGCCAATCGTATTACTGTTCGTCCACCAAATAACGAATTGCTCACCGGCTTGTTCGATCTCGTAGCCCCAGGACGCAGAAGTCTCGCCGGTGTCGCTCGGAGTGGCGCTACTAAGAGCACTCACGCCCTCCAAGGCTAAGGCTTCAACCCGATGGGGGATCTCCATCTTGGCCATCTTGTCGAGGAACGAATATGTTGCGTTGAAGTCGCCAGATGAGACGATTCGAGTGGACATGGCAACTCAGAAGAAGGTGAAGACCAGACAGACGCCAGCCGCACCGTTGCCGCCGGCTGAGGTCGAGGCAGGGGCACTGAGCTTGGCCGTTCCGGCCCCGCCACCCCCACCGTAGAGGCCTCCGTTTCCCCCAGGAGTGCAGGCAGGTGTGTTTGCGGTGATCGTGCCGCCAGAGCCGCCACCCCCACCGACGTACATGCCGCTCAGAGTTCCACCATTGCCACCGGCAGTCCCTCCGGCAGCCAAGCCGCCATGTGCTGCACTGCCGGGGAACCCTCCGTGGAGGGTCGCGTCAGAAGTGAGTTGTGGGGGGCCGCCAGAGCCGCCGCCACCGGATGCAATTCGCGTGGGGACCGGCACCCCGCTGGCCAGCCCGAACGCATCGCTACCGTTTGAGTTACCGGCAAAGGCCGATGACTGGCTTGAGCGACCGCCGAACCCGCCGGGAACCCGGAACTTGGTGCCGAAGGTAGTTGCGCCTCCGTCTTTACCGTTTCCGTCGACGCCGCCCGACGCCGCGCCCCCCGCACCGCCGGCTCCGATCGTCACTGGCTCCGAAGCCCCAAACGATGCAGCCGGGAATGTCGTGCTCATGTAGCCTCCGCCACCGCCTCCGACACGAGTCCCTCCACCGCCTCCGCCGCCTCCGCCGCCAATTCCGACGACCTGGACAAGAACAGCTCCAGCGGGCTTGGTCCAGGTGCCGCTGGCTGTGAATACGCTGAGGACGGGGGACGGCTTCTGCGGAACAGGCGGGACGATGACCAGTCCTGCATCAATCTGGTTGCCACCCTTGGTCGTGAGGATAAGCCTACCGGCACCATTGACCGCGCCGCTGATGATGGAGGCGTTCTCGATCTGATCGCCTCTAGTCTTGGTGATTACTCGTACATCCATGGTGTCTCCTAGACGATCGTATCGCTGATTGTGATTGTGCCGTCTCCATGATCGACAGCGTTGATGTCGAGAATATCGACCTCGCCCGTTTCTTCATGACGTACGAATCGCTTGTATGAGCCCCGTACGAAGTGGCCGCTGTCGTCCTGGAGAACTAGCAATGCGCCGCCGAAGGTGAGCATGTCGTACAGCTCGACCGAAGTGGGGATTCGAGGGTTGTCTCCGTAGAGAATATCCTCGAGCTCGGCCACTGTCTCGGGCAACAGGTTTCGGGTGTCGATGATGTAATGGGCCGTGGGGCGGTGGTTGGTGGCTGGACTGGGCGTGGCGACGATGTCCCACGACATGGGTTCCAGCTCGATGGTGTCGCCGACCGTCTTTCGACTGACGGTTCCGACCTTGGCGATGGCGTTCGTGACCAAGTGAATCTGGTGGCCGAACTTGTCGCCCTTGCCGCCCGTTCCGACGATGTTTCGGTACGAGAGACCGAACTTCTGAGGCTTCTGGTTGTCCAGATAGAGGCCGTCAGCCACCTCCGGGACTCCCATGACTGCCGAGAACTCATCCGGGTAGTAGAAGGCACTCAGTGTGCCGGTGAAGTCTCCTGGCTCGATCTCCGCGAAGAAGATCTGACCATCCAAGTAGTGGATCGAGACGCTGGAGTCCGACGATTCGTCAATTCCAACCAACCCATTCCACGGAATGCCCTTACCGTCTACGTAAAGAACGCCGCGATCGCATCCATACTGGATTAGGCGTTCATCGGGTTTCCCCCAAACGATCATCGGCCCTCCTAGCCTGTAGATCCGGTCTCTGCACGGCGCCGCTCACTGAGCGCACGCCAACGGGCGCCGGCCGAGTTCGACTGGCGCTTGTCCGTCTTGGACTGCTTGACGCTTATGATCTGCGTGAGCATGAGAAGCCGGCTCAGATGCCACTTCTCAGCCTCGAACGGGATCCTTTGGGACACCATCCAGTAGTAGATCACATCGCTGGTAGGTGTGTCGGCGTTTGCCAGCTTGTCTGATGCCGCATAGATGTTGGCTGCGGTCCGTGTTTCAGTGATGTACTCGACAACCTGCTTAAGCTGGTCGGGCGACAGTGCGTAGATGAGATCCGAAGAATCCTCCGGAGACACAAGCATGCACTGGTAGTAGTAAAGCATCTGCTCGGGAGTCTTCTGACGGTCCGTCAGGAACGCAACTTTGAATTTTGACTCCCATTTTGACACTGCGAGAAGAGAGTGCTCGAGTTTGAGGACCACCATCTCGTTGTTGCTGATCACTCGTAACTCGAGCACTCTCTTCTCCTTCAGTTGTCGATCAGGCAGTCTCGAAGAGCCAGCGGTCGACGTAGGTGCCGTAGAAGCGGTAGCCGGGCGCCGGGAGGGCAATGATGATGGTGTCGCTGAAGATGTTCATGCTGCCGATGGCCCGGATCAAGTCGTCGTCGCCGGGGCTGTCGATGTAGTACTCCACCCCGATGGTGTCCGGGATCACGATCTCGCCGACACCATCGTAGACCGGGGGGCGCGGCGTGACGTAGTCGATACCAATACCAAGGATGGCCCCGACCTCTTCGGGGAGCGGCATGTGGGGATCCGAGGTAGCCGTGCCGTACAAGATGTCCAGCAGGGTCTGCAGGTTCTCCGGCGAGACACGGGGGTCCGTCGAGTCGATCGTGACGGTCGCCGTCGGCTTCATGCCATCGACCGCCACCGGCTGAGTGGTCAGCGTGTAGCTGAAGGTCGCCGGCTCCGGAGACTCACCCACGGTGGCGTAGCTGCGCTCCGAGGGGGCTGCGGTTGCGCCGTACACCAGGTGATGCTTGTGGCCGGCCTGCGGGTTGGCGGCGGTTGCGACGTTCGTGCGGTAGTAGAGGCCGAAGACCCCGCGGTCCTGCTGACCGTAGGCCACGCCGGTGTCCGTGGTGTGGACGCCGTCGAACTGGTCGAACTCCTTCGGGGTCATGAAGACTTCGAGGGTGGCGCCGAACTCTTCCGAGGAGACCAGGGTGATGTACGGGATGTTGTCGGCGTAGTGCTTGGTCGCCTCGGCGCCCGACGGCTGCTCGTTGACGTTCACAAGGCCGTTCCAAGGGACACCCTTGTTGTAGATGCCGCCGGTCGGGATGAAGAGAATGCCGCGGTCGCAGCCGTTCTCGATGCGTCGCTCGTTCTCGACGCTCCAGGTGAGCTTCATGTGTCTTCCTTTCTAGAAGAACAGTTGGAACATGTGGTGGTGGAGACCCGACACCCTCTGGTATCGGTCATAGCGACAGTTCGGAAGCTGCTCGACCAGATCCGGGATGATTGAGTCCGGATTGCGATCGATGACTGTTACCTGGTATCGCTTGTGGGAGATGTATGCGAGGTTATCAGCACGCATTACGTCGGAACCATCGCGCTCATACACAATGCATGGGTACTGCAGCTTATGTTCGGGCGGAGGCTGAAAATATGCGTCCTGGACCCCATCAATCGACTTAAGGACCTGGTGGAGCTGGAGGCGTCGGGCCATTGTACACCTCCCCGATGTAGATCTTGAGCCTCGGGTACTCGTGCACGATCGACGAGATTGTCCAACGCTTACCTCGGAGGGTCACGTAGACATAGTCGTCGTAGCCATCGACATTCTCCCCCGGGGGGAGGACCGAGACGCTCGTGGTGGTTCGATACTCTGGATGTATCGCGTCACCGTGTACGAACGCCTCGGTCCTCAGCAGGAGTTCGCCCCTGATGGGCTTCTCTGCGATATGGCTCTCCCATACCCCGGGCGATGCCTCCAGCATGGTTGAGATTCCAACCGAGCCGGAGTATCGCATGTCAGGCCTCGTAGGCGAAGACCCAGGTGTCGACGTCGTCGTGGTTCGACGGGAAGTAGTACCCACTGGCCGGAGTGGCCTCGATCTCGACGATCGGCAGCGTGGTCGCGTCGAGGGTGACGGTGGAGGCAGCCACGAGGGTGACGCCCGTGTCGGTCCGCTTGTAGACCACGCCGGCCTTGGTCGGGATGGTGACGACGTTGGAGGCGAGGACCGGCTTGACCGGGACAACCTCGGTGTTGCTGCCGGAGGCGACGACCTTCCAGACCATGGCCGAGTAGACCTCGACCAGGGCACCGGAGAGGTAGGTCTCCAGCAGGTACTTGTACTGGTTGAAGTCGATGTCGAAGTCGTCGAAGAGGGTGACCTCGCCGCCGCGGTCCGTACCGAAGTTGTAGTCCCGGAGATCCAGGCCGATCATGAGGACGTCGGGCGGGAGGATGCCGGTGGGGACGCGCTCGATGCGCGAGACGTCGAGGTCGCCGGCCAGCTCGCTCAGGTTCTTGTAGATCCGCTTGCCGAAGCTGTCACGGAGCGTCAGGAGCTGAGCAGCCCGCTTGTACGTCATGAAGGCGGTGATGTTGCCCGACCCCATGTAGTCTTCGCGGTTGATGGTGACCGCGTCGATGAACTCGTTGAGCTCGTCCTTGGTCGGGGCCGCCGGGTCGGCCATGCCGAGCGTGTAGGTGAGGGTGTACAGGTCGTCGTCGCTGATGACCGACCGGAGACCGTCACCCGAGTTGCCGGTGGGCTCCTGGACCTTGTCGGGGTCGAGGACGTTTCGGCCGTCGCCGACAAGAGCCGCGCGCGCGATCTCCTCGTCCAGCTTGCCGCGCATCTCGATCTTCATCCAGGCGACGACGTCGAAGTCCTTGATGTCGATGATGTCCTGGCGGTCGAGCTTCTGCTTCTTGTAGATCCAGCCCGGGCCGGTCGTCCGCTTGAAGATCGGGAAGACCTCCTCGAACTTCTTGTTGCCCTTGAGGTAACCCTTCGCCCGGGCCTCGTCCGCGGTGATGTCCGCGTGGGTGGTCTTCACTCGGGAGAAGGGCGTCTTGCCGGCTCCGCTCATGAAGGTCTTGACCCACTCCTGACGGCGGTCCACGAACCGCGGGGTGTTCATGAGCGCCTGTGCCTCCGGGAACAGGATCTCGATGTTCTCGATACCGTAGTCGGCTGCGTGCATGAGCTCCTGGCCCTGCGTGCTGCGGAGGAGGGATCGGAAGGACGCGGTCGCGTTGGGGCCACCATCGCCGCCGGGACCCTTGGCCGCAGCCAGGATCGAGGAGACGTCGGTGTGCTTCAGCTCCTTGCGAGTGGTGCTGTTGTCGCCGGCGGTACCGTCGAACAGGTTGCGGGTCATGCTGGTCTCCTTCTGGAGGTTCGAGTGCTGGATGTCGGCGTCTTCATCGCCGTCTTCGCCGTCGTCGGCGTCGGTGAGGGCTTCGGTGACTGCTTCATTGACAACGCCCGCGGTGAAGGCGTTGACAGCGTCGCGCTGCTCGTCGTTGAGGGTTGCCAGGACGTCGCCGATGGTCTTATCTCGGCCATCTTCGTCGTCGGAGTCGTCCTCGCCACCGTCGGCGTGCATCAGCTGGAGGGTGTCCTCGCTGACGTAGATGAGGTCGTCGTGGTCGTCCATGTCGTCGTGCATCAGCACGTTCTCGACATAGGCGCCGGGGTTTGCGCCCGCCAGAACGAGAGAGACCTCCTGAATGTCGCCGGAGTGAACCATGAAGTTGCTCTCGTTGAGGTTCTTGGCCCACACGGAGAACCGGTTGAGTGACTTGGTCTTCACGAGCGAGCCCGCGACGTCGGAGTTGGGCGTTCCTGCCAGGAAGGCGTCGCCCCAGGTGCCGTCCTCGCGGTCGTGCAGGATGACGTGACCCAGGACCTGAGAGACGTCGCTGTGGTTGTGCTGGTACACCAAGGGGACCTGGTTGCCGTCCTGGTGCTTGAACGCCCCCGAGCTGATCGTGCGACCGTCTGTGCACTTTCGGTTTGCTCGAGAGACGTACCCGGAGAAATCGGGTTCCATTTTGACCTCCTAGGTCACTTATTCTTCCTGAGTTCGGAAAGGGCCTTGTCGACCGCTGACTTAAACTGCTCCTCAGCATGCTTCTCGCCGGCAGTCCTGTTGACCCTGTCCAAGAAGGACTCTGCGGGCTTCTTGTCTCCCGCTAGAGAATCCACCAGTGGCTTGCTGATGTACTTCTTGGCAAGGCTGCCTGCAACGTCCTGCATGACGTTCTTGGTGGTGTTCTTGAGTGTTTCTTGAGCGAGGGATGCGAGAAGCCCCGGCTTCTTCTCGTGCATTTTGGCGACCTTGCCCAAGGCCTCGGTCCTTGCATTGAAGAACTTGAGGTCCTGCTCCGTGAAGTCCTTGGCGCCCCCGCCCTTGGCCTGGGCCTCCAGTCGGGCATACCGCTGCGTTGATGTCTCGACGTGGTTCTGGATGCTGTTCTCTGCCAGTTTACCCCCAGAGGACCCAGACGGCGTCTTGTTGACTTCCGGCTTGGATTCGTCCTTCTTCGCGGTAGGTTTTCTGGCTGAGGCAGCCTTACNGAGCTCGCTGGACGATCGACGGACGCCCCACTNCATNCCCTTGACGCCGTACNNGACCNCNTCCATGGCTTCGTCCACTTCCTCCATGGTCATCAGAGAAGAGTGTTCGAGGTTGTCGGTGATCGGGTAGCCCTCTTCGTCGAGCGGGAACTCGACGATCAGTTCGTCGGACTCGTCTGCGTGCTTCATCTCAGGCTTCGGCTTTGTGTTTCTGAGTTGCTCGAGCTGCTTGATGGTCTTGCGATTGACCTTGACCTGCGCTCGAATCTGGAGCCGTCCATCCGGAGTCATCTCAACCCGGGCCTCATACAGACCAGTCTTGCTCTTGCCTGCGTACTTGTTCGCGAGTCGGTCGAGGGTACTCTGAGTCATCGAAGTAGCACGCTCCACGTACTCCGACCGAGCCTTAGCGTCTAGGCGGAGGTTGACCCCCTTCTCCCGATACTCGCGGTTTAGCGCTTTGATCTCGCGCTTAACCTCTTTGGCCGCGTTCCCCGAAACCTTCTTGAGGACCTTGTCGGAGTTGGCCTTCTCGAGCCAGGGCAACTCCTTGGCCTTGAGGTATCCGTCTCGGGCACTGGCATCCATAGCCTTGAGGTCGCGACGTACGCCCCACTTCATACCCTTGACGCCGTACCAGACCCCGTCCATGTCGGGATTCTGGAAGTATGCACCCAGGTAATCAGGTTGGCTGTTCTTCGTCATTTGTTCCACCTCCCATCTGGTCTTCGTCTGGCATGTTCGGGTTCTTGAGCTGGTTGGCTGCCGGATCCTTGCTCGGGAAGAAACCGATCTTGGGTCGGAGCTCGTTTGCGGTGATGGCCGCGTTACGGAGCACCTTGTCGGTGATCTCGGCCAACTCAGACAGCGGGACCAGCTTGAGCGGGTCTCGGTAGATCTCGATCGACTGTCCTGCGTTTCGGCCATGCTTGGTGATCCACTTTCGCTTGATCTCCAAGGCAGTAGCCGTGGCGCAGGGCTCAATCGTTCGGTCGTAGTACGTGTTGAGTTCGTCAGCGGTTGCTGAGGAGTTCATGATTCCGACAGTGAGGCCGTATTCGTCGTACACCTGCTGGGTTAGACTCTCGACCGTGGCGACCAATTGGTTGTCCACCTTACGGTTGAGCTGGATGACCTTCTCGGACGCGTCGATGTAGCCGATTCCAAGTGGGTCGTCCTTCAGCTGACTAACCAGTTCGGACTTACGTGCGTGTGCTTGCTCACGACGTCGATCTGACTTGGTTGTGTACGGGAGCTGCATGATTAGGTTTAGTGAGGAGGACCCAAGGTCGTCGTCGATCTTGTCCGCGATCGCGATCTTGTCCTTGAGCCTCTGGAGAGTGCTGTTCGGTGCATTCATCGTTGAGTAGAACGGATTCTGAACAATCACGACTTCGCTCTTCGGCACCACGACCTGCTTGAAAATGCCTCCGTTGACTGGCTTCCCCTCCGAGTCAAATTCGCGGTCGTCGTAGACCTCGACCGTCACGCTTCGGGGGTGCCAGGCCTTGATCGTGCCAACCCGAACGCTCTCCATGTCGTAGGCATTGGCGCCGCGCTCGAGCGAGACTTTTGCATCCACCGGCACGAGGGCGGCGTGGCCAACCTCGAACATGGTGTAGGCAAAGTCGAGCTTGAGGGCGAACGCACTCTGGTCGATGTTTGGGTCTAGGGTCAAAATATCGTGAAGACTGCTGTTCTCCACGATACCGACCGGGATTCCGTCCTTGCTCTCGGTGTGCATGAAGTCCACCATCGCGAAGTCTACTGAGAGCCTGGTCAGGATCTTATCGACGATTGAACGGTTGTTGTAGTAACGCAGAGTGCCAGCTCGCCCGGGCGGCATGGTCATGGACGTACTGAATGCTCCAGTTTCCTTGGGTGGATCCTGAAACAGATTCCACGCATGTCGGAGCGACTTCGAAACTCGTCCCATCTCTCACCTCCTTAATCGAACTGGTCTGGGTCTTCCTTGTAGGCAACGTGAGCATCGAGCCATGCGGACACATTGTCAATCTTCTCTTCGTTGCGAAGCTTAATCAGTTTACGATTGCCATTCGTGTCTTCCCAGGCCACGGCATGGCCCATGGTGTACTGCATGATCTGCTCGTCGAATATGAGCACCTTGGCATTGGCGAGCTTCTTCATTTCACCGAGAGGCACGGACTCAGTCCGAGCTCCCTGAATAACACGGGTGATCCCGAAGGACCCGTGGTCAATCTCCCACCGATTCATGAAGTCAACTGCGTTGTAGGGGTCATACCCCACGGTGCGTACGTCGTACTCCAAAGTCTCGATGTGGTTGTCGAGGTCGTCATACACGTCCATCATGTTGAGAATAACGCCCTCACACACATGTAGGGTGCCTTCCCTGATGAACTCCTCATACTTCGACCTCTGAGCTGGCTGGAGCGTCTCAAATGTGCGCTGCGAAATATAACTTCGCGTCTTGATGCCGAACCTCTCGCCGGACAGCGGGAAGAGGAATGTGAAAGCACAGAAGTCATCACCGCGAGAGAGGTCGATCCCCAGAGAGCAGGGCATTCCGACGAACCGCGACCTACTCGGTGTTGCTAGTGACCAACGTCTCATCGTACGTGAAGAAATATGTGTAACCTTCCATTGGCAAACCAAAGCGCTTGGCTAGGATCTCATGTTGCGCAGCGGGGAAGGACTCCGCGCGGGCGACGTCCCGCTCATAGGTGTCCCACGACACAGTGATACCAAGGTTTGGATTCGCCTTGGGCCACATGGCTGGGATGCCGACTTCCTTGATGTCGTCGAGTTTGTAATGGAATACTGGAGACGTTCGGCTGGATCGACTCCTGCCGCAGAATAGACTGCAGCTCCATCTTGATCGTGTCTCCGACACCGTTTCGCACTGTGCCCTCAGAGGAGATGGCTACGACGATCGGGTCCTCGAACTTGGTGGCGCCCTGGTAGAGCGCGTTGATGACGTTCTCCCGCGTGTCCCCCGACAGCCACTCATCCACCGTGTTGTACTTGGACCTAAGGCCCTGACACTTGTCGATGGACATGGGTCGGATCTCGAGCAAAGAGTTGGTGAGGAAGTTCTCAATCCCCTTCTTGGTCGAGACCAGCTTCTGTCGGTTGACTCGGGATCCGGTGGTGTTCTGGAGAGAGCCCTCGGTGAGGAACTTGAAGACCGGACCACGCTGCGCCACGATCGCCGTACGGAGAGGAGACATCACCTCGTCCGCCTGGATCATGGTTGGCGCCACGGTAACTTGGTGGGTTCGCGTCAGGTCTACGACCAGGAAGTACGCCTGTAGGAAGGAGGCATACATGGACTTAGCCGAGCCGCGGGCCACGATCAGGTATTGCGTGTCGATCAGGCGCTTACGAATGAAGCGGGTCTCGAACGCCTTGAGTTCCTTGGACCACACGTTTCGCTCGACGTAGATGAACCAACTCAAGAGTTGTTCCGCCCAGAGCTTGAATGAGTCAAGTAGGTGGACGGGGTCACCGTCGGTTAGGGTCAGTTCGTTCTCACAGAATGCGACGAATCCATCGATGGCCGAGTCGTCATACCAGATGTCTGGATCTGCGATTCGGCCATCGATGCGCTCCATCTCCATGGAGATCTCTTCGCACACTGGGATCTCGCCACTCAGCACCTTCGCGCGGAAGGCCGCGTAGTGGACCGGAACGGCGGTGTTGCTAAGCATTGCCTGCCTGGTCGTCGACCTCGACGTTCAGGCGCCACTCGAGTTCCTGGATCTGACGCTCAAAGCTGGCCAGCGTGAAGCCCGTGGTCGGAGGATCGAACAGCAGTCGCACCCGAAGGTAGATGTAGCTCTTGACTGCGTTCAACGGTGGGCCGACTACGAACTGTTCCCAGTTTTCGGACCCGGAGACGATCTCGAACCCTTCCGGTGGACCGACCCCGATCTGACAGAGCGTCGAGAACACGGAGTTGACGTGCATCTTGACGTCGACGTCAAACACAGTGTCTGACGGATCTAGACCCAGTACATGCTTGACGTCTTCTAGAATGCTGCTCATGGATTCCTCCTTCCATTTTGAGCTAGAGCTGTTTGTTCTTGTAAGCCAGATAGAGTTCAACGAGGGCTTGGTTGCTGACGCTGCATTCCTTCAGGTGATCATCGAGTAAGAACTCCAAGTTCTGGGTTCGCTTAGTGTTGTTGGTAACTTGCGACGACAGTAGCTCAACAAGTACTTCGAGATGCTGAGCGTGGTCCTTAAGAGTTGGATTCGGACCGTTCATTCCGCCATTTGAGTTGACTTCGTGAAGTGTCCCAGCGCTGTTCTCTCTCGCTGCGGCAGCATCAGTTTTGGCATTCCTGGCCCAGTGGGCGGCGAGCGTTGCCGGGATGATGCTGATGGCCGCTACAGCGATGGTCGCGACCTGTGGGTCCATTAGCGGTCCGGTAGACCGTCGATGGTCGTCTTGATGTTGTCTCGGACCTGCTTGACCAGACCGGTTGCTCCGCGGTCTACCGCCGTCTTCAGAAGACCCATTCGCAAGACGTTGTCTTTGACGTAGGACTCGATGAACTGCTCCACCGACGGAAGCCGGTGGTCGCGCGGGAGCCGATACACCTCATAGCGGATCCGCATGAGAGCCTTCTTAGCCGCAGGGCGACCGTTCTCGGCGGCTGCTTCGAGGAAGTCGAGCTCGAATGGATTCCCTTCCTCGTGGAACTCCCCGATCTTGCTCTTTCCGCTCGGGATGTCGAGAGTTCGCCCATTCAGCCAGGTTGCTCCGAACTGGAACTTGTCGCCCCAATGTTCGGGGAAGTAGTCACCGCGGACGACGACCAACTCACCAGACTTGACTGAGTTGGTCTCGACCAGGATGTCGCTGAGGCGGTGTCGGTTGAAGTTCTTCACTCGCCCGACCATAGTGACAATGTGTCCGAAGGTGTTGGAGTCGTTCGGGTCGTCGTAGTAGATGACCATGCCCTTACGGAGGTCCTCGACGCGGTAGACCCGGTGCTCCCTGGGTGTTGCGTTCTGCGAGGCAACAGCCGACGGGTAGACAGCCGAGATGTCACGCGCGGTACGACAGACCCTTAGACACATACCGTTCGGGTTGAACCCGATCTGAGAAGTAGTCTGGTGCTTCTCATACCACTCGAGCGTTTCCTTGTAGTTACGCATCGCCGTCGTCCTCCACTCCATCCTCGGAGCGGAGACCCTCGTCAGGCGGGCCCTCGTAGATCTCGACGTCGACGACGTCTTCCTCAAGTTCCTTGTACTCGGTCATGCTGCTTCCTCCAGGAGTCGGACCTTCCACTTGGCTCGGACCATGAAATGGTCGGAGTGGAAGAAGGTCTTCTTGTCATTGTGGACCACGAAGGACTCCGCGGAGACTCGACCGTCGCGGTCGTAGCTGGCGAATCCGTCGATCGGGCCGTGGCCGGTGTTGCGGTGTTTGTTGAGGTTGTCGGCGATGGACGTGAAGTTCCCGCCGTAGGCCCAGTCGTACTTCATGTCGTTCGTGTTGAAGTCGCCGTTGATGAACGCGAGTGCCTGGCCGGTTCCGACACGCCGACACCAAGCCGAGAGGTACTCGGCGTACCTGACGTTCAGTTTGTGGTTGGGGTCACCTGCGGTAGCACCCTTAGTTGGGTAGTGGACCGCGGCGAGGTTGATCTTGCCGACTCCGCGCTGGCGGTGGATGAACTGGAAGGTTGCGAACACACGGTCATGACCATGTCCGACCATCTCGTCGTTGCTGGCCACGAATACGCGTCCGCGCTCGATGGAACCATGACGGATGATCTCCCGGTCGACGGCGATCCAGTTGTCCTGGGCGAAGTGGATCGCGTGCTTGTACTTGGATGCGAACTCCTCCAGATAGTCCCGGTTCATGTTGCTCCCGGAACGGTCCAGTCCGGCTTCGGTGCCCGACTTGATGGGGAAGTTCCTGTTCATGCCGAAGAACTTAGACACGTCGTGGCGCTGCTGCTTGTGTGTGTCGCTGAACTGCATCGAGAGATGCGCCATTGGGAGAATCAGATGACTCATATGGGGCTCCTTTACCAAGGTCGAGTGTCGCCGGGCCTTCGCTCGACGATCGGCTTGGGGAGCAGGCCCTCATCGCCGAAGTGGATTGCGTTGTGCGTCCGTCGGGACACACTGATCAGGTACTCGGGATTGACTATGTCGTCATTGAAGTGAACGATGTCATCGAGAGCGATCGGGTTCATGTGATGCACGAGGACAGGACCGTGAATATGGTGACCTTCGACTCCGAGGTCGCATCCGTTGTCTCGGATGATCACCTGGTCCCGTACGGTTCGCCATTCTCGGCTGGTGTAGAACTTCTGATTGAGATGCCGGTCATAGCCGAAGGTTGCTTCGCCTACGACTCCGTCTAGGGCCAAATAACGGAAGCGAGCGAGGTGTGTGTCTCGCAGGGCCATCTCACCGAACGTCCTAGTCATCCTGATCGCCCCGATACAGACTCATTGCCTCGATCGCGTTCGTGAACAGCTCCTCCTTGACCGTCTCAGCCCTGGCCTTCTGCGCCTGTGCTTCGAGGTACTCGGTGTGCTGCTTGATACGCGCGACGTTGGCCTGTTCGAGCTCAGTTCCGAGTCGCATGATGGCAACGGTCTCCGTGGGGGACGCAGTCCCGTCCCGAAGGCGTCTCTCAATCTCCTTCTCGGCCAAACTCACGAGTTGCTGAACTCGACGATCTCGTGTTTGAGCGGGCGGCGGAAAATGTCCACGATCGTCGGAAGGACTTCCACTACGCGAGGCGGACTTTGGCATGGACTTCCCTCCCTTCGATGGTCTAATAGTTCAAATATAGGGTCCCCCCGGG